CGCGTTCTGCAGTTGCTCTACGTAGGCCTGCGCTTGGAGATGGCTCTTGCTCGCGAGCTCGTCGGCGCCGGCGATCTGCACGTCGGCGGCGGACTTGTAGAGCTGCGCGAATGTGCGCGCCTTCTCCGCAAGTCTGGCGTTCTGGGTGTCGAGGTCGTTCTGAATCGATTTCAGCTGCTTCTGGACGTCCCGGTACTCGCCGATCTTCTCGATGAGCTTTTCGATCTGGCCGAGCGTGAAGTCGACGGCGACCGCGGTGACCGCGAACTGGATCTGAGCCGGGATCTTGCCGATCGCCCCGCGCAGCCGACCGAATGCACCCGTTGCGCCTTCGACATCGCCCGCGGCCTTCTTCGCGGCGGCACCAGCGCCCACGAGTGCGCCAGCGGATTTGACGAGGCCTGCGGCGAAGTCGGCCACCTTGAACACCGCGTAGGCACGGCCGAGCGTCAGGAGCGCGCCGGCATATTGCGTGACGAGGCCGATCGCATTTCCGACGCCTTTCGCAGTGTCGACGATGCCGTCCGAAATCGACTTCGCGAGCTTCTGGAGCTTTCCGGACTCCGCGGCCTGCTGAACCTCGCGGTTCAGATCCTTGAGCTGATCGCGGAAGAAATCGAGTGCGCCACTACGCGCGATCGTCGCGAGGAATTCCTTCGCCTGATCCTTGATCTTCGTGAGTTGCGAATCGAGGTCACCGAGTTCATCTGCCGAAGCACCCGCGCGGAGCTTGCCAAGCTCGGCGATGAGCTTCGCGATGGCATCCTGACCGAGCGCACCGGACTGCGCGAGTTCGCGAACCTTGTCGGCCGAAACGCCGAGCGCTTTCCCGAGAAGATCGAAGACTGGGATTCCCTGCTGCGTCAGCGCAACCAGCGCCTTGAGGTTCACGACGCCGCGCGCGTTCGCAGCGCCGAGCGCGCTGATCGTTGCGATCAAGTCTTCCTGCGATTGATCCGTCGCCGCTTGGTTGTCGAGCAGCGCCTGCAGCGCACCGCTCAGCGGATCGATGCCGACCTGTCGCAGTTTGATCGCCGCCGCGGCGACATCTTCGAAGGACTGCGGTGTGTTCGCCGCGATGGCTCGGACTTTCGTCAGCGCTTCCTGACCTTTTGCGAGTCCACCGAACGCCGAAGCGAATTCCTTTTCGAGATCGTCGAAGCGCTCGCCGGTTTCGAGAATCTCGACGAGACCGTCCTTGAGCTTGTCCAGTCCGACCAGTGCACCGATCGCGGCGAGTGCGGTGCGTAGCTGGCCGATGCTGTCCGCGGTTTTCTTGTACGCATCGCTGATGCGCTTGCCGCTCTTCTCGCTCGCGTCGGCTGTCTTGTCGGATTCCTTCTGGTTTCCGCGCAGCGAATCGTTGATCGTCTTGATCTTGCCGGAGATGTTGTCCTTGAGATCGTAGATCGCCTGGACGATTGCATTAGCCATCAGATAAGCCCTGCCTGGCGAAGCGCGAATTGCGTTTCGCGATCGAGTTCAATGGGAAGGCGTAGCGCCCAGGTATCGGAGCCGACGCGTTGGATGTCGTCGCGGAGGAACATGCTGTAGACGCTGACGCCGTAGTACGCCTTGATCGGCAACCGCGCCTTGCCCTTGCGTTCGAAGATTTGCCGATTGCCGCCGCGGCCCGCGGCGATGAAGGTGCCGGCGAAGAGATCGCGACCTTTGCCGCGCCAGACCTTGGCCGTCGCGCCTTGCGATTTCGGTCCTCGCCAGGTGCCGCCGAACTCGATCAGGCCGACGGGCCTGCGCTGTACTTCCATGACGATGCGCGGCGCTTCCGGCGTGGCCTTCTGCGCGAGACGAACACCATCCTTTACGCGACCGACCTTGAGGTTCACGAGCCTCGCGGTGGCGCGGCTCTGAGCCGTCGTGATCGACGTAGCGACGCGGTTGACGGCACGCGCTTCGCCACGAGCGGTGGCGGCTGCCATCTTGGCGAACGAGCGCTCCAGTTCGCGGAGACCGACGACGCGGAAGGTCATGCGGCTTGCTCCTCGTAGCGCTTGATCCGCTCCTCGATATCGGGCGGAATCGCATTCCGCGCGAGGCCATGCAGGCATTCATGAGTAAGATCGCTGAGCACGGCGAACACTTGGCCCTCGTCCTTTCTAGCCACAAGCGGTGCCGCACGATTGGGCAATGCCAGGAGACGGCCGCGGATCTCTCCGACGATGGATTGCCAGTGAGCGACGATCGCTTTCGCGGAAATGAGTTCGCCCCGTTTCTCGCCGATTTCGAGCCGAATCCGCTCCTGCTGCAGCACTGCCAGCTTCGCGCGCTCGCTGTTCAGATCGAGTCGCTCGTCCGAGCGGAGATGCGCGAAGACGTCGGCAAGACGATACAAGCGCTCCGTTCGCTTCCCGACCTTGCGCTCCTCGACGGGCTCCAGCCCTTCGAGACGGCGACCTAGAGCGCGGCGATCCATGCCGAGCTCGCAGGCGAGGCGACTCAATGTCCATCGCTCAGGAACCACCGGCAGCGCGGTCCAATGCGACGATCACCTCGTCGCCCGGCCAATCGAGTGCGGAGAGCGCATCGTCAAACTCGGCGCGCACCTTGGACTCGATTTCTTCCCGGCTGAGGGGCGAAACCTCGGCCAATCGCTCGGCAAGGCGAACGATGATTGGCTCGCATTTCGCGCGAATCGCAGCGGCCCGGGAATCCCAATCGGCCCTCAGGTCTGCCAATGCGATGGTTTCGGTCATCTCGGGTCCTTTGTGGTGGCGCATATACGTGGTCTGGTGCTGGCGGATCGGAGCGCTCCGCGTCCCCGTAAATTAGAAAGGCTCGGGAGGGACCCAAAGCCGCGAAGGCCGTGCCGTGATTCCCGCTTCGATTCGCCAGTTCATCGGGTCACCCGCTCGACCGAGCTGATGCGCTGAGGCTTGCCTTTCGTCACGCGTGGCGATGTGTGTTGAATCTTTCGGTGCGAGCTGAGGAGGATCTCGATCTCCGCATCGGTCTTGACGTTGTAAACCCCGTGGCGTTCGACGATCGATCGGATCTCGCGCTCGACGTCTTCGTAGCTACATCCGCGAGCTTTGGCCCGCTCGATCATCTGCCAATGCATGCGCGCGTCGATTGAATAGCCACCCACCTCTGCGACTGTTCCTTCGTGTTGCTGCTGCCTATACGGATGCATGTCGTCCCTCAAATTCGGAGCGGCCGTTCACTGACCCGGGCATGCCGGCCGCTCCCTCGTTACCCGCGCACGCCCGGGGAGGATCTGTATGCGTCGATCTTCTGGCGCCAATGGGCTGCGATGTTCTCGTATCGCTCGACCGCAGCTGTCTGCTCGTCGAATCCGTTTCTCAGGTTCGCATCCTCGGGATGCGCCTTCAGGCGCTCGGTATAGGAGGCGGCCTGCTCTCGACATACCTCGACGCTATTCAGGGCACGGTTCAGGCTATCCATAGCGAACGCGAGGTCGAAGTCATCGTCTTCCGTAGCCTCGTCGGGCAGGAGCGCCGTGTATCCCCGCGTGCGTGCGAGCTGGCGTTCATGATCGGTGACGTGCGCCGAACGGATCAGTGCGCCATTCGTCTGCGCCTTCGTCGGGAGACACCCCTCACGGAACCGATCGTCGTCGGACCAAAGCTCGCGAGCGATCTTCGGCAAGACATGGTCGAGAAGCTGCTCGACGTGCCGGACCGCCTGCGCCTCCGATGCTTGCAGCGAATCGCCATCGGCGAGGTAGCTGAAGATGCTGGCTGTCCGCATCAGTGCGGTTAACTTCTGGAACGTCGCTGCGTTCGCCTTCAGAAAGCTCCTAACCTGCTCGTCAAGCTGGCCGGCGAAAGCTGTCGCCTGTGCGGCGGTATATGCGTTTTCCGCTTCGACCATGGCGACCTTGCCTTTCGCTACCTCACTTTCGAGATAGGCGTCGGCCTGCTCCAGCAGAAGCGCGATGTTTTTCGCCCGAGCTTGTTCGTCGATGAGATGGGCGGCAGCAGAGGGATCGTCGCCCGAACTGGCGAACTGTTCGATGCGTCGGTCGATGTTGGCGGCTTCGAGACTGGCCGCGAGGAGCTTCTCTTTCGTGACGGCCAGCCTCGACTGCTTGCGCGCGAGATCCTCATCGGCTCGCTGAAAGGCAGCTCTGGCTTCGTCGATTCGGGTATCACGCATTGGTTTTCTCGAAGAATGGAAGCGGGCGAGTGATCTCGTCGATCAGGCCGATGGCGAGCGCCCGATCAGCGGTGAGGTAGGTTTCGTTTTCGATTGCGTCGAGGACAGCAGCGCGATCCGCTTTCGGGCGTGAAGCAAAAATTTCTGCCGTTAGCCGATCATCGATCTGTTCCAGAGAATCGGCGGCAGCCCTGAGCTGCGCACAATCGCCGTGCCGTGTGCCTCGCGTCCGATGGATCATCAGCGTTGCGCCTTCGCGCATGACGACGTGCTGACACCTCAGTGCGAGATCGGCCCCGCAAGAGGATGCCGCTGTATCGATGATTGCGGTCGTCTCGCCGGCGAAGCGCTTCAGCGTTGCAGTCATGCGGTCCAGGACATCAACTTGGCCGCCGAAACTGGCAATCCGAAGAGTTAGCGATCGCGCTCCCGGATAGTCATCGATCGCCTTGGCGAGCGCCACATCAATGAATTTGCCATTGCCGTCTACGTCGCCGAGCCATCCGTAGCACCAAGCGTCGATATGCTCGTCTGTTGCTTCGACCGTGTTTGCAGATAGGGCGTAGAGCGGGCTCCTAACGCTCGCGAGGCGAGACGCCGCGTCAGCGCAACGGCGAGCATGAGTTTCCCTGCAGGCGAATTCGATTGCCTCGCGCTCTTCGCCACGTTGCAGCGCTTCGCCAATGCGGACTTCGAGGAAACTGCCGAAGCTGCCGTAGGCGAGTTCGAGCGACGGCTGAGCATCCCAGAAAGCTCGCGCTCGGTTTCGGATCTCTTCGCGGTCGATGACCATGCGCGCATTCTGCGAGGTTGCGCGCTTCGAGATGTCCGGGTTTGTCCGGGTTTGTCCGGCTATTTTTCTAGGTCAGGCCGCTCGCTGGAACGCTGCGGCGAGGACATAGTCAGACAGGCGAAAGGTGTTTTGGCCACCAATCTTCACTGGCTCAATCCCGTAGCGGCTGATCCGCTTGCGCGTTGCCTCCAGAGAGATATCGCCGAAGAGATGCGCCATCGCAGCGGGTTTCACCCGGCAGTGCGGAGGCGAATCAATCACCCAATGCCCACGCTCCAGCAAGTAGTCGCGGAGACGCGCGACTTCGGCGGTTAGCTCGGCATCGGTCACGCGTGCGCCTCCGCTGGCATGGTGCTAGCGTATACATTGCGCGATTTCAGGGGAGCGCAATGTCTCGGAAACGCTGGCACTTTGACGCGGCTAGCGCCGCTATCGGTACTTTGCTCGGTATTGCGATACTGGAGCTCGTTCGCTTCGTTCCCAACGTTTTTGCATCTGAGGTCGCGGCAGCTTGGGTCCAAGCAATTGGGTCGATCGCGGCTATCGTTGCTGCGACTTCGATAGCGCGATCGGAACATCGCAGAGCCGAAGCTCAACGACAGATTGACCAAGATTTTCGCCGACAGGT